AATGCTTTATTCGGTCTGGAATATAACAGGTATGACAATCAGCATGCTGAAATTTTCGATACAGAAAACAGTGACAGAGCTTTTGAAGAAGAAGTAATGTTATCTGGTTTCGCGCAGGCTCAAACTAAACCAGAAGGTTCTGGAGTAGCTTTTGATAATGCACAAGAAACTTTCACAAGCAGATATACGCACGAGACAATTGCTCTTGCATTCTCAATCACTGAAGAAGCGATTGAAGATAACTTGTATGATAGATTAGCGTCTAGATATACAAAAGCATTAGCAAGATCTATGGCGAATACCAAACAAGTAAAAGCAGCTAACGTATTGAACAACGCGTTCAATTCAAGTTTTGCTGGTGGTGATGGTAAGGAGCTTTGTGCTACTGACCACCCAACAATTGCTGGTACTTTCTCAAATGAGTTAGCAACACCTGCTGACTTAAACGAGACATCATTAGAGCAGTCTTTAATTGACATTGCTGCTTTCACTGATGAAAGAGGCTTAAAAATTGCAGCTAGAGGAATGAAAATGGTTATTCCTTCTGAGTTACAATTTACAGCTGAAAGACTTATGAAGTCTGCTGGTAAAGTTGGTTCACCTAACAATGATATAAACGCAATTGCGTCTATGGGAATGATTCCACAAGGTTATGTGGTTAACAACTTCCTAACAGATACAGATGCGTTCTTTATCAAAACTGACGTGCCAAATGGTATGAAAATGTTTGTTAGATCACCAATCAAAACTGCTATGGAAGGCGACTTCGATACAGGAAACGTAAGATACAAAGCTAGAGAGAGATACTCTTTTGGTTTCTCTGACCCTAGAGGTATCTTCGGATCACCAGGTGCTTAATACTTAATAGTATTAATTTTGAGAGGGCCCTTTACGGGCCCTTTCTTTTTTGATAGAAAGAAAAAACATGACAAAGAAATATCTAGTTAAAATTTTTACAAAACATCTTCAAACAAAGTTTGAAATCGAAAGTGATAAAGAGATAAATACTGCTGATGATCTTAATCAGCCAATCATTGACTTTATAGGAAAATCTGATATAAACTGGGAAAAAAATGATCTTCAGTTTACAAGCACTGGAAATGATTTTTATATAACCTATGAGGAGGTTAATGATGGCTCAGGACAACATGGTACTGTTCGCGAAGAAACTGAAACTCGAGTCTAGATGGAATGAGTTGTTTCTTGAAAACAAAGGACAAATAACACCTGAAATGTCTGTTCTTGGTGATGAGATCAAAAATGTTATTAGATCAATCATCAGACAACAGGAAGAGCAAGTCCACAGCAATCCTAGAGATGGTGAAATTCATCTTTACGCTGGTTAATTAGGACTTAAACATTGTCGGAAAACACTTTTCTTCTGTAGGGATTTCTTGCACTTTTCTATAAATTAATATATAAATTTTGAAATCTTAAGATTAATAAGGAGATATATCTATGAAATCAGATGTAAAAGCAGTAAGAGTTTCAGGCACTGGCTCTGTATTTGGAGGAAGAACAAGATTAAGAGGATTAATTCTTGCTTCTGATGGCGGTGGCGCTGGGACTATTATTTTACAAGACGGTAATTCAGCTACACAATTTCAAGGCGATTGTCCAAACGGAGATGTGTTTGCTTTCAACATTCCGGAAGATGGAGTTGTATTTGAAGGCGGAATGACAGTTTCGACAATTACTAATATTGCAGGTGCAACATTATTAATAGATAAGTAGGAGGCTAAATGGCTAATACTACTTCTGGAACAACAACGTTCGAAAAAGGTTTTTCTATTTCTGACATTGTTGAAGAAGCTTACGAGAGAATTGGTATAGTAGGTGTTTCCGGACATCAATTAAAAACTGCAAGAAGATCTTTAAACATTCTTTTTCAAGAATGGGCTAATAGAGGTTTGCATTATTGGGAAGTTGGAAATAATTCAATTACATTAGTTGATGGTCAATCAACATATACAATGTATCGATCAACTGCAGATGGTACTTCTGATGCAACAGCAGTGTATGGTGTTGATGATGTTTTAGAAGCTTCTTATAGAAATTCATCAAGTGTAGATTCTCCACTTACAAAAATTGCAAGATCAGAATATCAAGCATTATCAAATAAAACTTCTGAAGGACAACCAACACAATATTTTGTACAAAGATTTATAGATAAGGTTACAATTACTTTATACTTAACACCTGGTTCTACTGAAGCAGGGAATACAATTAATTATTATTACGTAAATAGAATTCAAGACGCTGGAGATTATAGCAATGATGCAGATGTACCTTATAGATTTGTACCTTGTATGGTAGCAGGACTTGCATATCATTTAGCTGTTAAAAATGCACCCGATAGAATTCAAATGTTAAAAATGTTATATGAAGATGAACTTCAAAGAGCGCTACAAGAAGACGGCTCTTCTAGCAGCTCGTATATAAGTCCGAAGGTGTACTATCCAAGTGTCTAATACTGCTTCAGGAAAATATGCAAAATTTATTTCAGATCGTTCTGGTATGGAATTTCCTTACAAAGAAATGGTTAAAGAATGGAATGGTTCACGAGTTCATATTTCTGAATTTGAACCAAAGCAACCACAGCTACAACCAAAACCACATACAGCTGATCCACAAGGTTTAAGAAACTCTAGACCTGCTAGAACTGAACCACAAACCGACCCACTATTACAATCAAATCCTTTTATTATTACTTCAGGTAGTTCTACAATAAATGTTTTTGAACCAAGTCATGGAAGATCAACAAGTGATGTTGTTGTATTTAGAAATGTAGATGGAAGTCCGGGAGGATTAGCTTATTCAGTGTTTGAAAATTCTTCAGGATTTAGTATAACAGTGACAGGTACAGATAATTATACTTTTGATTTAGGGAGTACACCAACTGTATCAGGAAGATTTGGAGGAAATTTTGTTACAGCAGGACCTGTAACATTAACACCGTAATATGGCATACACATTAGCAAACTTACAAGACGATATTAGAAACTATACAGAAGTAGATGACTCTGTATTATCTAATACTATTTTAACAACAATTATTAAAAACGCTGAAAACAGAATTTACAGAGATGCAGATTCTGATGATAATAGATTTTATGCAACATCAAATCTACAAGCTGGAAATAGATATGTAACAATACCATCTGACCTAAGATTTATTCGATATGTACAACTAACTGATTCATCGGGTAATCAAGTATTTTTAGATAAAAGAGATACTTCTTTTATGGCAGAATATTACAATACTCCGGGAACTCAATCAGGATTGCCTAAGTATTATGGTAATTGGGATGCTAATTATTGGGTGGTTTCACCTACTCCAGATAGCACTTATTTGATTACTTTAGCTTATACAAAACAACCAGATTCAATTACAGCTTCTCCAGGAAGTACACAAGGTACTTATACAAGTAATAAATATCAAGATTTACTTTTGTATGCATCTCTGGTAGAAGCATATGGATACTTGAAAGGTCCTCCAGATATGTTACAATACTACGAAGGATCTTTTAATAGAGCTTTACAATCGTACGCGATCGAACAACAAGGTCGTAGACGCCGGGACGAATGGCAAGATGGGGCCCTTCGAACACCACTTAAATCTGAATCACCATCATAATTTAAGGAGATAAATAAATGGCTAATATAGTACCTGACTCTTTTAAAACAGACCTACTTGGTGGTGTGTTTGATTTTGATTCCTCTGGCGGATCAACTTTCAAACTTGCGCTTTATACATCTTTAGGTGGTTTCAGTACTTCAACTACAGCTTATACAACTACTAATGAAGTTTCTTCATCTGGTACAAACTATACAGCGGGTGGAAATACTTTAACTAATAATGGTGTAGCAGTATCAAGTAACATTGCATACGTTGACTTTGCAGATTTAACTTTTTCATCTGTAACGTTATCAGCAGTGGGCGCTCTGATTTATAAAGGAACTTCTAATGAAGCAGTATTAGTTTTAGATTTCGGCGGAACAAAAACAGCGACTAACGGTGATTTCGTTATTCAGTTTCCAACTGCTGATTCATCTAATGCAATCATTAGACTTGGCGACGCGTAATAATATAAGGAAATAGTAATGGCATTTGCACTCAACGATAGAGTAAAAGAAACATCTACTACGACAGGGACTGGTACGTTCGATTTAGCCGGTGCTGAAACTGGTTTTGAAAGTTTTGTTTCTGGTGTTGGTGATGGTAACCAAACTTACTATGCAATTTCAAATGATGGAACTGCAGAATTTGAAGTAGGGATTGGAACTGTAACTGATGCAGCAACAGATACTTTATCAAGAGACACAATTATTTCTTCATCTAATTCTGATGCATTGGTAGATTTTTCTGCAGGAACAAAAACTGTTTTCTGTACACTTCCTGCATCAAGAACACCGTCAGCAGGTATGACAGCGCAAACATTTGTTAACACACATAATTCAACTTTATCTGATGATCAAACATTAGATTCAGGAGTATTAGCAGGACCAGTTAGTATAACTGGAACACAAGTTGTAACAGGAACATTGGTAATTATATAATGAGTAAATTAGAAGTAGATACTATAGCACCTCAATCGGGTACACAGATTACTCTTGGTGAATCTGGCGATACGATTACTATCCCAGCAGGTGCAACATTTGATGCATCTAGCGGTACTTTAACTCTAGCTGATGGTTCAGTTACAAATGCAAAATTAGCAAACTCATCTATTACTATTAATGGATCTTCTGTATCTTTAGGAGGATCTACAACAATTGAAACAGGGACATCTTGGCAATCAACTATTGTTACAGGAACAACTTTATCAGCAGTAGCAGGAAATGGTTATTGGATTGATACAACTTCAAATGCCTGTACTGTTACACTTCCTGCTTCAGCAAGTGTTGGAGATTTTATAGAATTTGCAGATTATGCAAGAAAATGGGGAACTAATTCAGTTACAATAAATCAAAACAGTTTAAATTTTCAAGGAAACACATCTCCTAATCCTGTTTATAATACTAATGGTCAATCAGTAAAAATTATCTATTCTGGTGCAACACAAGGTTGGATTCCAACTGTTGATGATGATGTAACTTTAGAAACTCCACAAACTTATTCAGCAGATTTTTTAGTTATCGCTGGAGGTGGTGGTGGTGGAAGTAATACTGATGGTGGAGATGCCGCTGGAGGAGGCGGTGCTGGAGGATTTAGAACTTCAACTCAAACAGTTTCACCTGGAACATCAATTACAGTAACAGTAGGAGATGGTGGTGCTGGTGCAACAAGTACTTCTGTTCCTGGGTCAAGTGGCAGTGATTCTTCTATTTCAGGAACAGGATTAACAACTATTACTTCTGCTGGTGGAGGAG